TGGAGCATCGACACGGTCGTGGTGGACGAGTACCTCGCCCCGACGCAGGCCGAGGCCGAGAGCCCGCAGCTCGTGCTGGTCTCCACCGCCGGGGACTCCGACAGCCACCTGATGAAGGTCAAGCGCACCTCCGCGTTGGGCCAGCTCGATGACCCGGAGGACACCCTCATCATCGAGTGGTCGGCCCCGCTGGACATGGCCATCGACGACCGCCGGGGCTGGCGGATGGCCTCGGGCTACTGGGACGACCGCCGGGAGCGGGTGCTGGAGACCACCTACCGCAACCTGATGAACGCCGACCCGCCGAACATCCCGGCGTGGCGGATGCAATGGCTGAACGTCTGGGTATCGCACTCGACCCGCAAGCGCCCGCCCGTGTTCCCACGATGGGAAGACTGTCCACAGGCCGCAGAGGCCCCCGCCACCGGAGGCATCGCGGCCATCGAGGAGGCCAGGGACGGCAGCCTCTACGCCGTGGCGGTCCTCTCCGGCGAGGCCCAGCTCCACTACCGGGAGGTGCCGAGCATCGCCGAGGCGCTGGCACTGGTCGACCAGTGGGAGCCCCGCAACCTGATCGTGGGGCTGACCCTCAAGCCGGTGGTGGCCAACTCAAGCCGCTGGTCCAACCCCATCGGCTACGGGGCCAAGGAGACCCGGACCGGCACGCCGCTGCTCATCGAGACCGTCAAGCGCCGGGCGCTGGCCCACGAACACACCCCCGAGCTGGCCGCGCAGGCAGCCGGGGCGGCGGTCCGCGACGTGGACTCCGGGATCGTGCTGGCCCCGGCCCTGAGCGAGGCCAGCGTGCTGGCGCTCAAGCTCGCGGCGTGGCTGCTGGTCTACGAGCGAGCTGAGGCTGACCAAACGCCAGCAATCTGGGCCTGAGGCGCGCTACACTCGCGCGAGGGACAGTCGCGCCCGCCCATCGCCGAGTCCGGCCCACTCCACACCGAGGTGAGCTGTGTCCCGACGCCCGTTGTACATGCAGGTCCAGAACCGAGCGCAGTACGTCCGGGCAGGTGGGGCGAACATCTTGCAGGAGGGGGCCCTCGCCGATGGCTCCTACGGGTGGGTCAATGACGTGGTCCCCGTGGGCGGGCAGATGGACCACCGGGGCAACGTCCGGTGGGGCGACTGGCCCGACGCGCCCAAGCCCTCGTGGTACCTCGGGCGCGACGAGTTCGATGGCAGGCCCATCGGGCCCAACGGCCCCGGCTCGGTGGAGTCCGACATCCTGCCCAGCGTCACCCGCTGCCTGACGATCATCGTCAACTCCGTCGTCCGGACCAACTGGCGCTACTCGGATGCCGAGGGCAACAACCTCCCGCAGCCGCTGTGGATCGCCGACCCCATGCTCATCGGGCGGGCACCGGGACCCATCGGGCCGCTGGTCCCCTCCGGGCAGCGGATGGACGGGCAGAGCTTCTACGCCACCTTCCTGAGCCACGCGATCCTCTGGGGCCTGGGGGCGTTCGTCTGCGTGGAGTCCGCCGACGGCACCCCGCTGCCGGGCACCCTGCGGATCCTGAACCCCTACCTGCTGGCCACCGACGACACCGGGCACTGGGTCATCGACCCGCAGGGCGACACCCCGATCCGGACCAACTACGACGGGCGGTTCATCGTCGGCGGGCGGGTCTGGAAGCTGGTCGTGCTGCGCGGCCTGCCCCCGCAGGATGGCCGCTGGCCCGAGGGCGTGCTGACCCGGCACTTCCAGACCTTCCGGCTCGGGGCCAACGTGACCAAGTACGTGTCGGACACCATGCTGCGCTCGGGCGTGCCGAGCGGATTCTTGAAGGTCTCCACGCCCGCGTTCAAAGACGCCGACGCCAAGAAGCTCAAGGACGATTGGATGGCCGCGCACGGTGGCTCGCGCCGGTCGGTGGCGGTGCTGAACGCCACGGTGGACTACTCGCCGCTGTCGATGTCCATGGTCGACTCGAACGTCGAGGGCCTGACCCACATCTACCGGGGCGACGTGGCCCATGCCTTCGGTCTCAGCAGTGTCTGGCTGGACGAGGGCGCCTCGGGCCTGACCTACTCGAACGTGTCCGACCGGCGCCGCGACTTGGTCGACGTGTCCCTGGGCAACTGGGCCGAGAGCCTGACACAGGTGCTGTCGTCGCTGATGCCCTACGGCCAGAAGGTCAACCTCAACTGGTCGACCTTCGTGTCCCCGAGCCTGGAGTCCCAAGTCCAGTACCTCGTGCAGGCGGTCCAGACCGGGCTGCTCACCGAGAACGAGGCCCGGCAGTTCATGGGCGTCATCCCGTGGACCGGGCGCGACCCCAACTTCGAGACATGGCTGGCCGAGAAGAAGCAGGGCGAGGCCCCCGCGCTGCCCCCGACGACAGGAGAGTCCGAATGACCGAGGCAACCGAGGTCCGTACCTTCCAGACCACCGGGTACCAGTTCCGGGCCGAGGCCGAGGGCCGGACGATGGTCGGGCTGGTCGCGCCGTACAACACGATCAACGACATCGGCCCGTTCACCGAGACCCTGAAGCCGGGCGTCTTCGCCAAGTCCATCCGCGAGGCCGCGCGCAACCTGCCGCTGCATGTGATGCACCGGCACAACGAGATCCCCGTCGGGCTGGCGACGCGCTGGGAGGAGGCCGTCGAGGGCCTGCTCGGCGAGTTCCGGTTCGACACCCGAGCTGACGCCGCCGAGGCCGCGAGGCTGGCCGAGGAGGGCTTCCTCGGGGCCCTGTCGGTGGGCTTCCTGCCGCTGCCCAAGGGCTCGGACTGGGACCTGAGCGGCGACAAGCCGCACACAGACCGCCGCGAAGCACGGCTGCTCGAAACTTCGCTGTGCTCGGTCCCGGCACTCGATGGCAGCCGGGTGCTGGCCGTGCGCTCGGCGGGCATCCCCGAGAACCCCGAGACCAGGATCGTCCCCACTCCCCGGAAGGATGAAGTGCGGGCGTGGCTGGAGAGCTTGCGGAAGTAGAATGAGCGGGACCGGCAGGCGCGACAACGCCGACCGGTCCCTGACCAACCACCTTGGCTAGAAGGAGGTCGGCTGATGGCCGAGCGTACCTGTTCCATCGAGGACTGCGGAGTCGCGGTCTACGCGCGCGGGTGGTGCAACCGGCACTACCAGAGGTGGCGGAGGCATGGTGACCCCTCGGTAGACCGCACCCCCGCAAGGACGTTGGGTGACTGCTCTGTCGATGAGTGTGGGTCCCCGGCGGTGGCGCGCGACCTGTGCAACCTTCATTACCGGCGGAAGCGAGTGCACGGGGATCCGCTGGGGACAGCTCCGATGGGTCGCCCGATGGTCGAGTCGCCGTCGTACAGCGGAGCGCACATGCGGATCCAGTATGCCCGTGGTCGAGCATCCGACTACCGCTGCGCGGATTGCGGGGCTCCCGCCGAGGACTGGTCCTACCGCCACGACGCAGGTATCCGGATGGTCGATCCGAAGACGGGGTGTTTGTACTCTCCCGACCCGAGTGACTACGAGCCGCGATGCAAGCTGTGCCACAAGGCCTACGACCAAAGGTGTTGTACTGATGGGTCCCCTCTAGTACATTCGGTCTAGCAAGTCTGGCACTCCGACGCCGTGGCCCGAGAGACAACGGGAGAACACGTCGGCTCGCATTTGCAACACCTGGAGAAGCTCCACTGCCCGCAAGGGGGACGGAACTCCGGGGAGCGCAGACCGCAGAGGATGCCGCGATGTGAAGTACCCGTCGCGCCCTCTGATGGGCGCTCACCTGAGAGGAACCACCATGAGCAAGGCCATTCTTGAGCGCCTCCAGGCGGAGCGCGCGGAGATCGCCGAGTACGTCACGAGGACCCTGGAGAACGTCGAGGGGGGCCGGGACCTCAATGAGGCCGAGCTCCGCTCTGTGACGGAGGCCAAGGAGCGTCTGGAGGCGGTGGATCATCAGATTCGCCCCTTGGTCGATTTCCTCGAGCAGCGCAACTCCGCCGCCGACCTGTCCTCGGTCCTGCACCGGAGCGAGTCCCGCCAGCCGCAGTCGCGGTCGGCGATCCCGACCCTGTCGTCCTTCGTGGACAGCGCCGCCTTCCGCTCCTGGGGTGGTCGGGGCAAGTCCGACCAGTTCGAGGTCGAGGGCTTCTCCGCCCGCGCCTACCCCACCGATGTGCTGGAGACCGGCGCCGAGCCGGGCAGCCTGCTGCTGCCCAACCCGCAGAAGGTCTACCTGTCGGCCCCCGAGAAGCCGCGTCCGCTGCTCTCGGCGGTCGGGCACATCCCGGTCTCGACCAACGCGGTGGACCTCGTGTTCTACGGTTCCCCCGAGGGCGCCAAGACCTTCACCAAGGTGCCGGAGAAGAGCCTCAAGCAGCAGGTGGCCATCGAGGCCAGCTCCGAGCCCGTCGTCCTGTCTGTGATCGCCGGGTGGGTCCCCGCGACCCGCCAGCTGCTCGAAGATGCCCCCGCCGCGCGCGGGCTCATCGAGGGTCAGCTCCGCCGGGGCTACTACACCGCGCTGGAGAAGGAGGCTGCCACGGCCATCGGCGCGGCCACCTTCACTGCCGTGACCGGTGCCGCCGGGCAGTCCATGCTGGCCGTCGCCCGCCTCGCGCAGGCCGAGCTCCAGGGTGCGGGCTACGACCCCAACGTCATGCTCACCAGCCCGGCTGACGCCGCTGCGGTGGACATCGCGCTCATGGAGGCGACCATCCTCGGGGCCGTCGCGGGCACCCGCCCGTGGGGTCTGAACATCATCCCGGTGGCCGGGCTGACCAAGTCCTACGTCGGCGACGCGGCGACCGCCGTGACCTGGCTGGAGAAGTCGGGCGTGGCCATCTACGTCAGTGATTCGAATGAAGATTGGTTCCTCCGGAACACCTTCGTGATCCTGGCCGAGGGCCGCTCCGCATTCGCGGTCACGCAGCCCGCCGCCATGCGCGAGATCGCCGTCACCGCTGCCCCGTGATCCCGTCCCCCCGGTCCGTAGCCACCTCTACGGGCCGGGGGCGACCCCAAGGAGGTGAACCGTGACGAGCAAGTCCAAGCCCCCGTGGCATGACTTCGACAGCAACCACTTCTGGGCGACCCGCGACGAGGTCGTTGCCGCCATGGGGTCGCTGCCGCTCACGAAGGACGACGATGCGTGGCTGGTCGCGTGCGTGCGCGCGGCCAACCGGCTGGTCCGGGAGTTCCGCCCGGAGCTGCCCATCCCGACGCGCGAGGGCGAGTTCACCGGGGAGTTCGACGGTGAGTTCGACAACGAGCCCGGTTGGGTGGACCCCATGATCCGGTACGGCACCATCCAACTGGTCATCGAGATGTACCGGCGCCGGGGGCTGTCCTCGGGCGAGTCGGTGGCGGGCATGAGCGAGTTCGGCCCGCCTCCGTCCTCGCTGTCCTACGAGTCCCAGACCTTCTTAGCCCTTGGGAGGCACCATGCACCCGTCATTGCGTAGATGGGTAGAGCGCGCCTCTCTTGATCTTGCTGATGGTCGTTTGGGCGACTCCGTAGTCCCTCGCAATCGCCGACTGGCTGCGAGGGTCTTCTCGGATTGCTGTGATCTGGTCAGCTGTGAATGTGCGGCGCCCAGGGATCGGCTTTCCGAGGGGAGCCGTCCCGTCCCTGTGACGGTCGGCGAGATTCTCGGTCTGCGTACCGACGCTCAGGTGCTCGGGCGCGATGCA